TAAAAGAAATGGCAAAGAAGGTATAACATGGCTAAAAAATATAATTTTAAAAAAGATAATTTTTGTGTCATTGAAAAAGCAATATCTACCGATCTTGCAACTTTTTTATACAATTATTTTTCTATGCAAAAACAGGTATATGATACTTGTATTAAAGAAAGATACATCTCTCCTTTTGAAACCATGATTGGTTATTACGAAAGTGAGAATGAACAAATTCCTCATACTTATTCTCAATATGCCAATATGGCTTTTGAGACTTTGTTATTAAAACTTCAACCTGTTATGGAAAAAACAACAGGATTAAAGTTAACTCCTAATTATACCTATGCAAGAATCTATAAACCAGGTGATGAATTGAAACGTCACAAGGATAGATTTTCTTGTGAGATATCTACTACTCTTAATCTGGGTGGAGATAAATGGCCTATCTTTATAGAACCTTCGGGAAAAGAAGGAATGAAAGGTGCCTCTGTTAATTTAAAACCAGGAGATATGTTAGTGTATAGAGGTAATATATTAGAACACTGGAGAGAACCTTTTAAAGGCAATGATTGTGCTCAAGTTTTCCTACATTATAACAATACTAAAACCAAAGGATCTAAAGAAAACCTCTTTGACCGAAGATCACATTTAGGACTTCCATCTTGGTTTAAACGCTGATATACTTCCTATTAAGGACAGGAGAACACCTCCATACCACTCTCCTGTCCGGTTAATAGGAATTATACATGTTTTTTGGCGCTACATCATTTTCAGAAGCACCTTTTGCAGATACAGGGTTTAATCCAAATGCATTTGTTAGTGTTTTAGGCTCACAGGTTAATTTGGCAACAGGCCAAGTCGTTACGCAAGGTAAAGCGCTTATTCTTCCTACGGGAAATAGAATTAATACTTCTATTGGTAATGTAGTCATCAGTATCAATCAAAATGTACCGGTTCTTGGAAATGCATTTAAAATAGCTACCGGAATAGTAGGTTTTCAAATTGATGCTAATATACCTGTTACAGGTAATTTATTTGATATTGCAACAGGAACAGTTAATGTTGCGGATGTTATTGGAGTTACTGGTAATAGACTTAATTTAGATACAGGAGATGTATCTGTTATAGGAAAAGCATTAGTTGCACTAACTGGTAATCGTTTAGATATTGAAACTGGAATAGTTAATGTTGCCGATGTTGTTGGAGTTACTGGTAATAGATTAAATCTTGCTATTGGAGATACAACAGAAATTATTGCAAAAGCAGTAGTTCTTCCTAATGGATCTAGAGTTAATGTATCTACTAATACAGTAACGGTTACAGGAACGGCAAATGTTACTGTAAATGGAAATAGAGTAAATGTAAGTATTGGAGATGCTACCATTGCTGCTAATGCTCAAGTAAGTGTAACTGGAAATAGATTTAATTTAAATACAGGCACAGTAACTATTGTAGCAAGTGCTACTGCATTGCCTACTGGATCAGGTCTTAAAATAGGAACAAACACTCCTAACGTTAAAATTTGGCAAGGAATTGTACCAGGAGCAAATCAAATTTGGGTACGAATACAAACACCATAGGATAAATTATGTATTTTGGAACTACATCATTCGCTGAAGCACCTTTTGCAGACACAGGTGGAATAGGTCAGGTTGTATCTGTTACAGGTAATAGATTTAATATATCTATTGGAAATACTATTATTTCAGCTGATTCAGTTGTATTACCAAATGGAAATAGAATTAATGTAGCTACAGGAAATGTTTCTATAGCAATCGGTCAAACTGTTCTTGTTTCTGGTATAGAATTAGACCTTGCAACTAACCCAGTAACTGTGATATCATGGAACCCTATAAACCCAGGAGTTGGACAGATTTGGGTACCAATTGACCCAGACGCATAAATATTATGGCATCAAATTATTCAAACGATATTAAACTAGAACTTATCACAACAGGTGAAAAAGCAGGTACATGGGGAACCATTACTAATACTAATTTACAAATTTTAGAACAAGCAGCATCAGGTTATCTATCGCTAGATGTAGCAGCGGCCGACGTCGCGCTATCCTTGGCTAACGGTGCGATATCTAATGGTAAGAATCTTTATTACAAGTTAACAGGAACGTTGACCGCGAATCGTACAGTAACTATGCCGGATAGTGCTGAACGAGTATTTGTAGTAGAAGATGCTACTGATAGAACTTCTTCTTTATATAGCTTAACTGTCAAAACAGTTTCAGGAACTGGTATTAGTTTACCTATCAAGTCTACTTCTTTATTATATTCAGACGGAACCAATGTTTCATTAGGAATTCAAACTAAAGGATACGCTACTATTAATGGTGCTTATACAGCAGTTAATGGTGATCAAATTTTTGTAGATACAAGCTCTACTCCTGTTACTATTACTTTACCTGCTTCTCCTTCTATCGGAGATCAAGTATCTTTATTAGATGCTAGAAACTTTTTTGCATCTAACAATCTAACCGTTGGAAGAAATGGTGAAAATATAAACGCTCTTGCTTCTAATCTAGTAGTTTCAACTAATGGTTCCGCTTTTACATTGGTGTATGCCAATGCAACAGTAGGCTGGATCTATACTAATAAAATATAAGGAGGTAACATGCCTCTTCAGCAAGTTAACTTTAAACCTGGAATAGATAAACAGGATACCACAGTAGGTGCAGAAGGTCGTTGGGTTGATTCCAACAATGTAAGATTTCGTTATGGTCTTCCTGAAAAAGTAGGAGGCTGGGCTTCTTTATTAACAGATACTATTGTAGGTGTGGCCAGAGCACAACATCCTTTTGTAGATATTTCTGGAAATAGATATGTAGCTATAGGAACGGATAAATTTCTTCTTATTTATTTTGAAGGACAGTTATATGATATTACTCCTTTAGGAACTGCTTTAACTTCTGTTCAAATAGCAACAACTAATAGTTCACCTGAATGTACTTTAACTTTTGCTACGAATCATGGACTTGCAATTGGTGATATTATTTTAATTAACTCTGTTATTCTTCCAGTTGGAACAGGATACAGTGATTCAGATTTTGAAAATAAATTATTTCAAGTTACAACTACACCTAGTTCTTCAACTATTACTATTACACAAACAACTAATGCAACAGCAACCGTTGCTTCCGGTGGAAGTTTAACAGTTACTCCTTATGAACCCGTAGGACCTGCTATTCAATCTTATGGATATGGATTTGGTGTAGGTGAATATGGAGGAACTGTATCTGGTGTTGCAGAAACTACTTTAAATGGTGCTATTGATGCAGTAGTTACTACTATTACTTTAACAGACTCAACTTCTTTTCCTTCTTCAGGAAGAGTATTAATTGACAGTGAACTTATTAGTTTTACAGGAAACACAGCTAATCAACTAACAGGATGTACAAGAGGTGCAAATGGAACTACTGCTGCAACTCATAGTGATTTAACTGCTGTTGCAGATGCTACAACTTTTGTAGATTGGGGTGAATCCGCTCCTGCTTCTGAAGTATCATTAGAACCTGGTTTATGGTCTTTAGATAATTATGGACAAGTGTTAGTAGCAACGATTGCCAATGGAAAAACATTTACTTGGGATTCTGGAATTGCAGCTAGATTTACTACAAGAGCATCTACCACTACAATTGGATTTGAAACTACCAATAACCCAACAGCAACTAGAGCTACTTTAGTTTCACCAACCACTCGTCACTTAATTCATTTAGGAACAGAAACTATTGTTGGAGATTCAGATTCTCAAGATGATATGTTTATTAGATTTTCAGACCAAGAGAATATAAACTTATATGCACCTACTGCTGTTAATACGGCAGGAACATTTAGACTACAAGATGGAACTAAAATTATGGGTGCATTGAAAGCAAAGGAAACGATTCTAATTTGGACCGATACTGCTTTATACACTATGAAATTTGTTGGAGCTCCATTTACATTTGGCTTTGAACAAGTAGGAACCAACTGTGGATTGATTGGTAAAAATGCTGCAATTGAAATTGACGGTGCTGCTTATTGGATGAGTCCAAAAGGATTTTTCTTATTTGATGGAACAGTTAAATCATTACCGTGTCAAGTAGAAGATTATGTGTATGATCAATTAGATACTACGAAAGGACAACAAATTTGTGCAGGCCTTAATAATTTATATACCGAAATAAGTTGGTACTATCCTAACACTACTTCAGAATATAATAACCAAAGTATTTCTTATAATTATGGTGAAGGCTCTGGTATGCCTGGTGGTATTTGGTATCCATCTACCGAAGCAAGAACTTCTTATGTAGATGCAATTTTATATCCAAATCCATTTGCAACTAAATTTAATCCTGGCAATGTAGGAACTTTTCCTGTTGTTTTAGGAGAAGATGGTTTAGGACAATCTGTGTTGTTTGAACAAGAAGTAGGTACGGATCAAATTAATCCAGATGGTACAACGACTGCCATATCTTCGTTTGTAGAATCTTTTGATTTTGATTTATCTGTACAAGGAGATGGTGAATTCTTTTTAGCAATGAGAAGATTCATTCCTGATTTTAAAAATTTACAAGGAAATTTAAGTATGACAGTTGCTGTTAAAAATTATCCCTCTCAATCTACTACAGCAAGTCCACCTACTCCATTTACAATTACTTCAAGTACCACTAAAGTAGATACAAGAGCAAGAGGACGATTTGCTAATATAAAAATTGAAAATACAGGGATTAGTGAAACATGGAGATTTGGAACTATACGATTAGATTTACAACCGGATGGTAGAAGATAATGACGAAAATTGTAGTACGATTACCAGAACCAAAACAAGAGTATGATGTCTCTAACCAAAAACAAATTAATAGAGCTATTGCTTTAATTGTAGAACAATTAAATTCTACTTATCTACAAGAATTAAAAGAAGATAATGAACGCTATGCATGGTTTAAAGGTGGTGGAGGTGATTGTTAATGAGTTGTAATAGTGTAAATTGTTCTACTTGTCCTACTTATGAGCAACTAGTTGCTGAAGGTAATGTATCAGGAGCTTCTGTTAGAAATATATTTGGTTGGCAAGCATCTACAACAACTACTTTTATTC